TGCTAGGAATGCTCGGACTTGGTGGACTAAGAACATACGAGAAAATAAAAGACAAAGTAAAATAATTAAATTTAATCAAATGAAAAAAGTAGAAGAAGTAAAAAAAATTACTGAAGAGCAATTAACAGTAATTAAAGATCACCAAAAAGATTTAAATAAATCTTTAACTAACTTAGGATTTTTAGAAACTCAAAAGCATAGCTTGCTTCATGAGTATGCTGGATTAGTAGAAGATATTGAAAAGTATAAAAAAGATCTTGAGGATATTTATGGTGCTATTAATATAAATATTGAAGACGGTACTTATACTGATATTGAAAAAGAATAAAAGTGGACCATATTATAAGAAAAATAAGTATAGGCTCTGATTATAAAAATGAAGCTATGCATTATGCTATAGGCCAACAAGTTTATGGAGGTCACACAATATCTGCTATATTATTTGAAAATGAAGACGATTCTTATAATATACATATTAAAAAGCAAAATGAAATTTTACCTTGGAAAAAGTTTAATAAAAATATGGCTATTTCTGTAGAGTACGATTTAGAATATTAATGAGAAGTATTCAACAATTTATAATAAAGCCAATTGGGCAAAGATATAATAATGAATTAGCAATAGGTGATAAAAAGCTTATTGTTAATTCTAGTATATCAAATCATAAGTTTGTCAATAGAGAAGCCGTGGTTGTTTCAGTACCTTTAGCTTTAAGAACAAATATAAAAATAGGAGATACAGTATTAGTACACCATAACCTGTTTAGAAGATATTATAATTTAAAAGGTAAGTCTGTAAACAGCAGTAAGTATTTTAAAGATGATATGTATTTTGCATCAGTAGACCAAATATATATGTTTAAAAGAAATAATAAATGGAATACTGTATTGGATTATTGTTTTATAAAACCAGTTATTAATAAGGACGAATCTAAGCTGTCTAAATTAAAAAATAATATTGGTATAATAAAATACGACAATAGCTCCTTAAATGCGCTTAAAATAAGCACAGGAGACACTGTGGTGTTTAAAAGTAATCGGGAGTTTGAATTTGTAGTAGATAATGAACTTCTTTATTGTATGGAATCAAATGATATTTTAATTAAATATGAAAATAAAGGAAACGAAACTGAATATAATCCAAGCTGGGCAAAAAGCAGTTGAGGAACTTATAAAGGTAGCTAAAGAAAAGATCGTAGACTCAGAAGATGACATCTCAGCTGACAGACTTAAAAACGCTGCCGCTACTAAAAAATTAGCAATATTCGATGCTTTTGAAATACTGGCTAGAATAAAAGAAGAACAGGATTTATTAGATGATAAACCTATAGATAAAAAAGCAGATACTTTTAAAGGTTTTGCTGAAGGAAGATCTAGATAATGTACGAGCAAAGTTTATATAGTATAGTAGAAGACCACGTAAAGCCTAAAGTGATAAAAAGATTAAATAGGCTTAATAAATGGGAATACGGCTACAATAAAGAGCATGATATTGTAGTTATTAGTAAAACTGGAAAAATAGGCGAAATATATAATATACAGAACCTATTAGTAGCCTTGCCTTTAGCAGAAGATGTTTATAAGTGTTCTGATAAAAAAGAAGAGCAGCGATGGAGTGTTTTAGATTATCCTAAAGAATTAAACAAAGTAAAAAATGTTTATGAATGGAATGAAAAACCTTTATCGTTTAAAGAAAAATATTATGATTACATTAATAAAGAATTTGTTAGACGCGAAGAAGGCTTTTGGTATTACAATAAAGGCATTCCTACTTACATCACTGGTTCTCATTACATGTACTTGCAGTGGACCAAAATTGATGTTGGGCACGCAGACTTTCGGGAATCAAATAGATTATTCTACATATTTTGGGAAGCATGCAAATCTGATAGTAGATCCTACGGAATGTGTTATCTTAAGAACAGACGGTCCGGGTTTAGTTTCATGGCTTCATCCGACACAGTTAACCAGGCAACAATATCGAGAGATTCTAGGTTTGGAATACTCTCTAAGTCGGGAGCTGACGCTAAGAAGATGTTCACGGATAAGGTTGTACCCATATCAATTAACTACCCATTCTTTTTTAAACCGATACAAGACGGGATGGAACGTCCCAAAACAGAATTATCGTATAAAGTCCCATCTAAACGTCTCACGCGCAACTCGATCAAAGAGACAGACCAAGATATACAAGAGGGATTGGATACGACCATCGACTGGAAGAATACCGGAGACAACTCGTACGACGGAGAGAAACTCAAATTACTCGTCCACGATGAATCGGGTAAATGGGAGAGACCGGACAACATCCTCAACAACTGGAGGGTCACGAAGACAACGTTAAGATTAGGTAGAAGAATCGTCGGCAAATGTATGATGGGTTCTACTTCAAACGCATTAGATAAAGGTGGAGAAAACTTTAAGAAATTATACGAAGCATCGGACGTTAACAAAAGAAACCGCAACGGACAGACTAGCTCAGGATTATATAGTTTGTTTGTACCTATGGAGTGGAATTACGAAGGATACATTGATTCTTATGGATTACCTGTATTCGACACTCCAAAAAAACCAATCAAAGGTATTGACGGCGACGAAATTGATATAGGTGTTATATCACATTGGGAAAATGAAGTTGAAGGATTAAAAGACGATCAAGACGGTTTAAATGAATATTATAGACAATTTCCAAGAACCGAGAAGCATGCATTTAGAGACGAGGCTAAAGAGTCTTTATTTAATTTAACTAAAATATACGAGCAAATTGATTATAATGAAGACCTACGTAATACTAATGTAGTTACACAAGGCAGTTTTCAATGGGAAAATGGAATAAAAGATACAAGAGTATTATTTGTTCCTAATAAAAACGGAAGATTTTTAGTTAGCTGGGTTCCACCAATTGCTTTACAAAATAGATATAATATAAAAAACAATACAAAATATCCTGGTAATGAACACTGTGGAGCTTTTGGCTGTGATAGTTATGATATATCTGGTACAGTTGACGGTAAAGGATCTAAAGGTGCTTTGCATGGGTTAACTAAGTTTTCTATGGAAGATGTGCCGCCTAACTTATTTTTTTTAGAGTATATATCAAGACCTCAAACAGCTGAAATATTTTTTGAAGATGTTTTAATGGCTTTAGTTTTTTATGGAATGCCTATACTAGCTGAAAACAATAAGCCTAGACTTTTATATTATTTAAAAAGAAGAGGTTACAGAGGCTATTCAATGAACAGACCAGATAAAGTAATGCATAAATTATCAGTAACAGAAAAAGAAATAGGTGGTATACCTAATTCAAGTGAAGATATAAAACAAGCTCACGCAGCAGCTATTGAAGATTACATAGAAAACCACGTTGGTTTACTTACAGAAGGATATGGTGATACTTATTTTCAAAGAACATTAGAAGACTGGGCTAAATTTAATATTAATAACAGAACAAAGCACGATGCTTCTATAAGTTCTGGCTTAGCTATTATGGCATGTAATAAACACAGGTACACACCTGTAGCAAAAAGAACCATATCAAAAGTTTCTTTAGGATTTAAAAAATATAATAATACAGGAGTGAATTCAAAAATAATATAAATAAATGATCTATACTACTAACAATAGCATCTTTCCAGACCAGGTAGTACCTGAAGAAGAAAAGAAATCATTTGAGTATGGTTTAAAAGTAGGGAATGCTATAGAGCAGGAATGGTTTAGAAACAATAGTGGGCAAAATAGATTCTCTTATAATTTTCAGAATTTTAATAGATTAAGATTGTATGCTAGAGGTGAAC